CCCAAAAGACTCCCATGTGTTGCGACCCATAACGACTACGTGACCAGAAGTGCATTCACGGAACCATTTCATATCTTTTTTATTGTGAGGCCATGGTAGAGAGTTATCCCAACCTATGCCCATATTGCTATCCATAGCTAGGATTGCATTTACACTCATTAGCACTTTCTCCAATAACTCAGTTGTAGCTTGCCTTCAAGACCAGAATAGGAATTCATGTCGATAGTCATCTGAACATCGACTGGCTTCATATCTGATAGTATCATATCATTGATGTCTTTGTCAACCAAATTCGTAGGCCAGATGCAGACTTTATGGCCTTTCTCTAGCACTCGTTCCATACGCCTTACGATTTCGGCATTTCGTGGCTCGTTGTCAAAAACAAATATTGCATTATCTAAATTCTCTAAACCAGAAGCACTAGCATCAGCGCCAGCCATCGCTACAGCATTTTTTAGAAATAAGCTGTCAATGGGACCTTCTACTACGTAATACTTCTTATTAAAATCAACGGTGTTCAAACCGAAGATTTTGGGCATATCTTCATCAAGCATAATCGTAATATAACGTATGCTCTCTTTATCAAAAGCACGACCTTGGTAGCCAAAGACGTTGCCTTTCTTATCAATGAATGGTAGCACCAATCTAGGCTTGACTAGCTTCTCTGGTAGCTTGTTTGGTATCAGAGAATTTGTCCACTCCTCAAACTTAGGTGCGTAATATAATTTATATTGCTGATCAGCTGGGATTGCTCTTTTTTGAACATATTTCTTCACAGGGTGGGAATAATTTAGGCTAGAAACCTTTTTAATTTTGAGTAGTGGGCTACCCCTTTTAGTGAACTTAGGTCTACTAGTAGTTAGCTTTTCAAGAGGCTTTAGTTCGTTTACTGCTTTAGTCTTGTAACCTTTCTCTAATGCAATATCAACTACATACTCATTGTATAGATTGCCATCAATGCTTTTTAGAAAGTTACGCATCCCCATAGAAGCACCACAATTGTGACAATAGTATATGGCAGAGTTATCCTTCTCAAGAATCCACCCTCTTGCTTTATGTTTGTTTTTTTGGGAATCACCACAGATAGGGCATCGACAATTAGCCCTGTATGGCGTATTAGACTTAATCGAATAACGTTCTAGTCTTGTAGAAAGTATACCAGCATACTTTAAGTCTACTAAATTCATGATGTAACTCCATAGTATTATCAATGACCTTAATAGTCATTATACACAGGAGAGGGGTGCATGTCAACCCCTAATTGGCAAATAGTTGAACAATTCCACCTGCTTGTAGAATAGTAGCGATAATGAAGCCAATAGCCCATGAACCACCCATGACCCACCACTTCCATCTTTCGAGTATTGTAACACGTTCTTTGACTTCTTTCAACTCAGAATTTACTTCTTTGCCCATAGAATCAAGTTTGCTCATAACAGCTTTGTGATTTTCTCTATGGTGAGTTGCACTCTCATCTTTCATATCAGAGATACGTTGATGAAGAAGTTCGTTTTCTTTTTCTGCGAGACGCTTGCGCTCTTCTATATCTTCTTGCACATTTTGAATAGCTTGGTCGTGAACAGCAAGTAGATTTGAGATACCGCCAGTAGCATCGGCAATCTTATCTATCGCTGTATCTAGTCTACCCAGCAAACCTTGTATATTAGAAACATCTTTCTTAAGTATTTCTACATCGGTTCGCATATCGTTAATAGTTTGATCTGACATGAGTCTGGCCTATGTTTTATTTAAAACGCCACGCACAGCTTTCTGTTTGTTTCGCTTTTTATATTTGTCCATTTGCTTTTTAGTCAAGCCAGGTTCGCCATCTTTGCCTATACCTATGCCTGCTATAGCACCTGATCCAGCCGAGTTGACTGGTGCTGCGCTCATAACTTCTTCAAATAGTGCATTAATATCGTCTTCACGGCTTTCTCTAACAAATGTCAGATACTCGTTCAACTGCTCTTCTAGTTGTTCTTCTGTCAGAGTTTCTACGTCTACATCTCTATGCTCTTTAATTAGCCATAGTGCGGCTGCATAAGATGCAATTCTTGTCTGCCCGCCTGGGATCTTATTGAGAAGCCTTTTTAACTTCGCAATCATTAAGTCGAATTTACCCCATGCATCACGTTCTTTAACTGTTCGAAAATCTTTGCGCTTCTTAAGCTGATTCCCATCTTTATCGATGATACCCAACTCATACGCAGGCCACTTCTCCCAAGGAGTAGCTAGACGTTTGATAAACTGGTATACTAAAAATAAGTCAACAATCATCAGATTTTCCTAAGTTCTTCTATAATATTTGCATCAAGTGGTATATCGGAGTTAATGATTTTCTTTTCGCCATACTCTATGAGCGTAGGCATATAACTCAAATACATAACAAACGGCTTTAAAAATTTATGATACTCTTCTAATCTCATAAACAACATTGGAGTTGCTGCCACACCAAAACAATTGTATAGAACAATCAAGTGATTAAGTATCAACCTTACTTTCAACTCATTCGTATCTTCATATCTTTTAAAAAGACGTTTAAGATATTGAAATCGTTTTAAATCATCGTTAAATTCATCAATAGACGCAGCCCTGCGCATATCATAATGCTTTGCTGCCCATATCATAAACGTATCTTCATCTAACTTCATAAGGTATTCGCCGTTCGTAATTATTATAATTTTAGTAAGGGGCCGTTAAGCCCCTTACTGTATACACTACTATTTAGTGTATTAAGCTGAGTCGGCAACGGTAGCGTCTTCAACAGCAGTGTTACCAGTTGTGCCTGCATCACCAGCGTCTGCTTGTGATACTGCCATTGCAACTAGTGATTCGACTTTATGACGTGTTGCGCCATTTGCGTCGGTGTAGGTTTCATATAGATTCCAACCACCTGTTTTAAGTCCTTTGTCTCTGTTTGCATCAACAGCTGCTTCAGTCGTATCGATGAAATACGCTTTAGCATTATCTTCTGCATTCAGATACTTTGGAACAGATGCATCTTCGTCTGTGTTTCCCCATAGTGCCATCTTACTTCTCCTTTAGTTTGGTTTCGATAGTCTCAATAATAAAATCTTTTTTACGTCGGCGGTCGATATCAAGCCCAAGATTTTCTTTAGCCCAAGTCTCTAGTTCCGCTTTCGTCATTTTATTGAAGTCTGGTTGCTTCGGCTTAGCCGCTGCCTTTTTCTTAGGTGCAGGCTTAGGCTTCTCTGGCAAGTCTTTTTCGTTGCTTTCTGTAATAGCAACTGTTTTTACTTGCGGTTCTTGCACTTCAACTTTTCCAAAACCAAACAATGATTTAATCCAACCAAACATAATAGTCTCCTTAACTGATATACATATTTAACTCGTAACGCCCTTCATCGTAGTAAACTTGCATTTGAAGCTTTTGCTTCGCAGGCTTGCCACCCTTCATAAGAGCAATTGAGTAAGAGTTTGTTTTACCCTTACTTGGTTTACGTGGACCCATAGCGACTTTGCGGTCATAGTCCTCATCGTCTACTTCGAAACCACGCTTCTTCGCTACTTCAACAGCATGTTGCACTGCCGAAGAGAACGTCTTGTGATTAATTGTATAATCAGATTTTGCTTCATCAAGTTCAACTTCTTCTTTAATAGCATAACCCTTCTTCTTCGCATCTCCGATACGCATAGCAGAGTTAGCACCAGACTTTATTTTAGGTGAACGATTAGGGTCTTTAGGTGATTTGCTATAGCCAATGATTTTGTCTTTCTTTGGATTGTAGAAAGAACCTGCACGTGCAATGTGAACCCAATCATCGTCACCCATCTTCTCGGTGATTGGTTGATTAAAATTTGATGTTTCTTCTTTCGCAAGTGCTTTACCGATTGCTTTACGGCGCTTGTGAAGATACTCATCAGATGAGTCGGTGTCGCCATCATTATCAAGGTCTTTATCTTTACGATTAGCAAACTTCTTCTTAGCGGCTTTAGGATCTACTTTATCTAGACCTTCGCCATCATCAGATTCATCGTTAGATGCATCTTCTTTGACTTTCTCCATAGAGTCGGCTTTTGCTTGGTCACCTTTACGTGCAGGTGCTTTAGCAGTAGAGCCGTCAGCTTTGACTTCTTCTTCGCCAGAAATGTCTTGTGCTTTTACGTCACCATCAGCACTATCTGCTGGGCGTGACGCTTTCTCTTCGACATATTGCAGTTTGTTGATAGTCTTTGCAATCCCATCAATCATGCCTTCCGACAACGGTGTAATTTCTTTTCTAAACATTTTGTCCTCTCAGGGGTTTAACTAGTTTATCGTTATATTTATTAGTTATCGACTTTAGCGCCTTTACGCCATTGCCAGCATGACCAGTAGCGGGCTTTCCACTTTGGTCCAGGATTGTCGCAATTATGTCTTGCACGAAATGATTTTCTACGACCAGGATCATCACGCTTAATTTCCATATTCGGATCGCCAAATGATACTTTGACTACATTGCCCTTGTCGTTCTTTACATACACATAGAACTTCTTAGAGCCACCACGAATAGGATCGTTTAGTGTAACTTTCTTGCCTTGATGCTCGGCAGCTTCAAGCACCAAGTCTTCGTAAAGATTACACTCTTCACAAATCTCATCAATATCGTTTGCACGATGGTCCTTAAACGGTCTCATCAGTCTTCGTCCTCATCACCGCCATGTGCGCCTAGAGTTGAATGCATGTCTTTAGCTTTCTCATGTAGACCGCTAAGTTTGTTTTGCATCCACTCAGGAAACTCTTTACCAGCTTTGATATGGTCACCGATTTCACGTCCAACATACATGATGAACTCGGCTTGCTTCATCGCCATCGATGCTTCATCTGGAGAAGCTGGCTCTTTATCTTCTGGTGCTTCTGACATAAAATCTACGAAACTTTTCATTTCATCAATCCTTGTATTACTTTTAATGCTTTCTTTCCGTCTGGGTGATTTGGGTTGATACTAACAACTTCACCGTTAACGAAGTCGGATATATTAGCGGATTTGCCAAGAGAAGAAACTACTTTATGCAATTGATCTTTTCTATCGAACTTGACTTCGAAATTGGGCTTACCTCTTACTTCAACCCACTTCGAATCGCCTTTGTTCCACAATTTTAACGTGTCTTGATCTTTGCCACGTATTAATTGCAACTTGACGCCTTCGCTAATATACCGACTTAATCTTTTCATCCGAACATTTTGCCTAGTGTAGATGGGCCTGCAACACCGTCTGCTACCAGACCGTTCTTTGCTTGCCATTGTTTAACTGCACGTTTTGTGCCTGGTCCAAAGACGCCATCAGCACCAATACCTAAGAACTCTTGCACTGCTTTCACTGTGTCTCCACGTGAACCAACACTCAATACTTCGCTAGTGTCTACTGCACTTTTTGCTTTTGGAGCAGGTGCTGTAACTTCACCGCCAAGTAGTGCAAGTGCTTTTTCCCAACGCTCAGTTCGGTCTTCAAGACCAATCGTGCCACCGTTGATTTTCTTCGTCATCTTAACGATATCGCCAGTATCAGCAATAGCGTTTAGTTTGTTTGTGTTCCAGAACCAGCAAGCGGACTCAACAGCACCCTTTTCAGTTGCTACGTATTCAGCGGCTTCTTCTGCGGTCATATCTACAGTCTTGCCAAATGCAGTGTAGTTGTTACGACCAGTCAACTGCTTCAGACCACGACCACGGAATCTCCAGCCATCGCCTTCTTCTACGTTACCCATCGCACCACGCTTTGTGCGGAACTCATCTTGATATACATAGTTAGCAATCATTTCTGGATTACGTGCATACTCTGCCGCATCACGTTTTGTGCCGCCTTTACCGAAATAGCGACCAAATACAGAATTCAATGCTTTCTCAGAGTAGTTCAAGTTCTCTTCAAGAGATTTGAAGTTATTCGATTCGTGGGCACATTGTGCAATAAAGCCAGCGATACGATTGGTAGTTGTGATATCATACTTAGGCATGATTTCTGCAAGTGCTTCATACCATGTGTCGCTATCTGGATTGTTACCGATCATTGCACGAAGCATATCTTTAGTTAAAGGAAAGGACATATTTTATTCACCTTATGTTTGATTTATGTTTTTGTTAAAAGTCTTTGGAAACTTATTGATAGCATCCATAAGTTCTTTTGCTTTCACGCTTGCTTGCATGATAGCAATATCGCCACCCACATTCACAGCACCAAGCCATCTGTGGTGTCCGTCAATTACATAGCCGTCACTGCTTACGATAATTGGCTTTGCAGTTCCTAGTGTCTTATACTTATCTACAGCTTGAGTAATCTTATCTACGTTAAAGTTGCTTTGTGTCGCTTTAAGATTCTTAGCTTTAATTGTCTTCTTCGACATCCTAATACCGTTGCTTTTTAGAAATGCAACCAATTCAGCATAATCTTTAGACTTGACTTGAGGCATCTTATCACGTGGAATACCCAGAGTTTTTTTAGCATCTGGATACTCTACTTTAAATTCAGCAATGTATGACTTAAAACGTTCCATTAGTATTTAATCACTTTGTTTGGAGTTTTGAAGTTCTTTTTACGCATGATTGTCTTATTGACAACTTCAAACTCTTCTTTGTTACGGTCATACTTAATTACAACTGGTAGATTCAAGTCTGCTTGAATATCATTTAGAACAGCTTCGCTATCGCCATTTTGCTTGATATCTTTTGCTTTGTTCTTTGCAACCTTCTTGAAGAAACGTTGTAGTTCAGGAATCGTAATCTTTGGATTGTTTCTATCGTCATTCATACGATCCGCAAAGTGACGTGTAAACTCTACGTCAACGCCGAACTTGTCTAACAGACGATCAGCGAACTTTTCGAGGTCGCTAATTTGCTTTTGCGTCACATCTTCTAACATTTCTTCGAATGCTTCGTTAACGTTAGTTGGGTCTTCTTTGCCTTGAACAACCATTCTAAAGTGTTGCTTAATCTTGTCAGGTGTAACACGTTCAATGTTCTTTACATCGTCTGGCTTCTTAAGCTTCTTTCTCATCTTGGTCATTACTTCGCCAGAACTCTTTGCATCAACAAACATGTCTGGTAGACCTTCGACTTCTACTTTGAATTGTGCTTCGAATAAGTCATCTATTGACTCTTTGACTTCTTCACCAGGAGTGTCTTTCTTGTAACGCTTAGTGACTTTAGGTGTGCCACGGTCGCCTGCGCCGCCTTCTTCGAATATGAAACCTTCTTCGAATCTTTCACTCTCTTCAAGCATATTCTCAAGTGTTCTTGCATCAACGCCATCGTATGACCTTGCAATCTGTGCCGCATAGTAACCAGAACTATGCCTCATACTCTTGCCGCCTGATTCTTTCTTCTTACGATCCAGAAGTTTCTTTAGTGCGTCAAGTGCGTGATTATACATCTTTTTGTTAACAGTAACCGATGCAAGTTTCTTTGTGCGATACCTATCATGATCCATATACTTTTCAAATAACTCATTAGTATCATCGATAACAGTTTCTTCAGGAACACAGTTTGGCACTTCTTTGCCATTTTTCATCTTCATACCAACTTGCTTGTAGCCTACCCAGCATGGTCCCTTATCTTCATCCATCCCTTTCTTCTTCTTCGCAATCGCAATAGCGGCTTGCTGTGCTGGCGAGATGGCTTCTTCTACTTCTTCTTTCTTAGCACTGCCACGAACCTTTGCGGCTAGATCGGCATCTGCTTTACCCCATGTGCCAGAAGACTTAGTGATAAACGAGTTAACACGTGCAAAGCCCCACTGTTGTGGGGTTGTTCCTGGACGGTGACCTGTGCGCCATGCGGCTACACCACGGTCATATACTTTACGTAAAATACCAAGAGGCATTCCAGACTTCTCAGCCTTTTTCTTTAGACCGCTATCGTTCTTTGCTTCTTCTAGGTCGATGGACTCAAAGATATCATTTGCTGTTTCTTCGATGAATGCTAACAAACCTTGGTCTGTTTCAAACTCTTCTAAGTATGATTCTTTATTGACACTACGAATTTGCTTACGTAGAACACGTGTCTTTGCACGATCCATTTCTCTCTCTTGGTCACTCTTAAGCGATTCACGCTCTTTCTGGTGAGTATCACGCAATCTATCAACATCTTCGGTCTTCGTCTTTTTGAACGCACGGAAACGACCGTCTAGCTTTACGCTACCGTCTTTTCTACGCAGTTCATGAAAACGCTTTGATGGTGCAGACTCTTCGCCATACATGTCTTTGAATTTCTTTGTATGCTTACTCTCTTTAGTCTTTGCATCCGCATCGCCTGGTGCTGGCTTGTATGCCGCTGGATTGTCATCATCCATCTTTGCACCTTTTTTGAAGTGTGCATCACGCTTATCTTTAGTAGACTTAGATAGACCTGCATGATACTTAGCTGGCTGTGTGCCTTCTTTATCTTTGATATCTGGGTCTTGGCGTGCTTCGAAGAACAATTCAAACTCTTCGTTCATCTTCTTAGAACGCATTGCAGATAGACGCTCACGGTCTTGCTTACGAACTTGTGGTAGCATCTTCTTAGCAATACGGTCAATGATGTTCTTACGCTTCGCAACTTTCTTGTCGATTAGCATCTTTTGTGCTGGATCAAGTTGTGAATAGTTCTCGCCACGCTTTTGAGCAACTTTCTTACGAACAGCATTGATAGCAGCTTTTCTTGCTCTCTTCTCTAGTTTGGTCGAGTCGGCAGCTTTACGCATACTTCTCTTACGTGCATTCACAATCTTGGTTTTATATCTACGCATTGTGATGGCACGTTGTCTACGTTGTTGACGATCCAACACTTCGCTTAGTAGACCTTGCTCTTCTAGTTCTTCGGCTAGTTTCATGCCAGCACGAACCATGTCGTATACGTCATCACTAATACGTTGAAGTTTCTTTGGTAGACCTTTTTTGAATGTTTCTTTATCACCCTCAGACGCAAGTTTACGCATGACAGATGCAGACATAGAGTCCGCTGTCATCTCTTTTGCTTTGTCTGAATCGGGATCAACACGGCTACCTGCGCTTACGACTTTGATGCTATCAAATGAATAGTCTTTGCCGTTGTAGCGATTGAGTAATGCTTCGAATTCTTTGATACGGTCAGCACCAACAACTAGAATAACGTCTTTGAACTTCTTCTCTAGTTCTTGCATGACCTGAATGATAGTCTTTGATTTAGACTTTTGAATCATGCTACCAAATGCTTTCTTGGCAAGCATAACTTTATCATCATATGAAAGGGGATTCTTTTTTGCGTCTTGTGAGTGTGTTAGGAATACAAGAGGTGTTGCGCTATTCTTACGTGCAACATCGTTAATCTTATTCACAAGTTTTTCGTGACCAGAAGTGATAGGATTCATACGACCCCAACCAACGACTGCAGTGCCGCCAGCTGCTTCTTCTAACTTCGGGTTGATTTCAATTTTGTTGTTGTAAACTTCGTCTTTTTTATTTTTCTTTTGACGTGTTTCAACGGACTTTTTCTCGTCCTGTTTATCTTCTTCTGCCATATTATCCTCTTGGTAGGTTTTCCGTAGACTTACTACAAGTTACATTATATTTATGTTATTTGAAGTCCGATGGTCGTGCCTTCGTATACGGCAAACGTGTGTCTTTCACGGTTGACAAATTATACACACCGCACTCTTGCTTTTCAGCCCATTCATCCAATCTCATGTAAATGTCATGTAAGTAAGTGTCTTTGTTCTCTTTGCCATACATGTTGACCATTCTATCTGGGTCTGGCAAACCACCTGCGTTGTTTTGAACATCCCAACCAACGCCATAGAAGTGAGTCGATCCGTCATCAGCAGGTGTGTAATTCATATCTGCGCCTAGAAATCCTATCACACTTGGCTTCAATACGTCAAGCACCCAATAGCCAGCATTTAGCGTAATTGAATACCCACAAGCATTTTGTCCGCCATACTTACCAAGAGATGGTCCATACTTCTTAACGATTGTTTGATGTTCTTTAATTTGGTCACCAGTTGGCTTCTTGCCTTTGAAGTCTGGTGAACGCACCCAGTAGTCCCAAAGGTCAGGAACTGCGTGCCAGCCATTGTTTACTGCTACAACAGTCCAACCGTTTGCTTTGTAGTCATAGTCATATGCTTCTAGTGCAGACTTGCCACTAGCGACTAGTAATACTTTACTCATATTATATCTCCAAAATAAAAAAGGGGGCCGAAGCCCCCATGTTTCATAGACTTCTAAAGTCTATTTATCTTTTAGCATAATAGCCTTAGCTTCTTTGTAGTAACCCATAGCGGCGAGTTGTTGAGCAGCTCTTGCTCTACCGATACGCTCTTGAGTTTCAACCCAATGCTTACCAAAACGCTTCAATGTTGCCCAAATCGGATTAACGGTGTAGTTCATTACTAGTGTAGTCATTACACCCACCCCTTGAGATTGTCGTTGATGTTTGCTCTACGAACACGCTCTAGTGTGTCATCACCACGGGCAACATTGTAGATATCACCACGACTGATACCAATGTCCCACAGCTCACGATCTGATAAACTTGCAAGTTGCTTTGCCGTTGCACGAACTTCTTTTTCGTAAATGCGTTTTGCGTTTAATTCTTTTAACCAAGCCGCAATTGAATTCAAACCAAATGTGTCGGCGGCCATTATTAGTGTAGTCATCTCTAGTCTCCTGTGTGTGTATGTTTTGCTTACACATCTATTTAGACTAAAGCATGACTATTTTGGTGTGTTTTTGCATGACATTTTCGCAACCCCGTCATGCAAAAAACTCATCTGTTTTCGTAGTAAGTCTTATCTAGTTCGCCGACTGCTGGCGGGTTTGAAGTCTTGCGGCATTTAATGTATGTCTCTCTAGTGCGACCACCGATTGTTGTAAATGTGCGAACGCCACCAGTAATAGTCCCTGGACTATCAGGATACGTATCTGAACGTGTTGCCGCATCATCGAATTCCCATTCTGGGTTATTTGGAACTGGTTGCCAAGCCATTATCGTTGCCATCCTTTTATGATATCTTGTGAGAAGTTTGCTTTCGAAAAGCCTAATCTATCAACTAGCTTGACTGCATTCTTACCCATTCTATCAATCGCAACAAAGCCTTCTTGCTCTGTCACTTTGAATCCATCTTGAGTCTTCAGGAATGTGCCAACACTCTTTGCTTTATCTAGTTTCTTAATAATGTATAGCTTCGCATCAACAATTAAGTTATACAGATCAAACAGTGCTACAATCTGCGACTTGGGCGTATTTGAGAAATAAGATAGAACATCCTTACGCTTCTCTGCCTTTGTTGCTTTTGATTTCTCTGTCTTAACTTTGTCGATTTCTTTTTGATAATACGCATATATGTAATCCATCATATCGTCAACGAAACGTGAGGTGTTCTTAATGCGTTCACCTTCACGCACCTTTGTGTTGATGAAAGTTTTCACTCTCGCCAACCTGTCTTTGTCATTCGTAATACCGTCAAAGGTGCTACGCTTGATTTTATTAAATTGCTTACCTGCATTTGAAAGAATCTTAGTGACTGCATCGGTCTCTTTCTTTGTCATCGTAGCTTGACCAGATACGTCTTTATACATCGCATCTACTGACCAGACCGATCCTTTTTCTTTGAGTTTACTTGCAATCTCCTCTCCAAAACTTGCTGACATTGTTTCAAAAGAGTCTCCTCGGTAAGTAGTGTGCCATACCACTCCGATCTCTGATCGCAATATTCTCTTAGCGAGGTCGCTTTTCTCAGGTATCGCATAAACAATGGTGTTAGGATGGAAAGTAATATACGATGCTCCATCAATAGTTTCTTTTCGTATATCTTCTTTCGAATATAAGAAATCACCTTGTATCACTCCTTCAATTCCTAGCGAAGGCAATTCCTTCAATGCTAGTTTCAATTTTGTATTCAAATCACCTGAAGTGTCTGCATCAATATCTGCATTGCTCTTATACACTTTTGGATTCTTATTAAAGATACCTTTCTTAGCAACGAAGAACTTGCCATCGCTTGGATCTTTACCCGCAAAGACGGCAGGCGCACCGTCCCATTTTACAGTTACATTAACTGGTGCCTTCGCATCACCTGCAAGCATATCACGCAATGCACGTAAATAGTTGATTGAATCACGTGCGCCATTAACACCAAGATTAAGGATATTATCCTCAAGGTGTTCCATGTGAGTGTTTTTATCTTCGGTAATATATTGTGCTAGTCTCTTCATAGCTTAATCTTTAAACCTACTCTTGTTGCGCCGCCGCTTGCACCACCATATGTAGCAAGAACGAATGATTTGAAGTTTGGCAACTCTGGTGCCTTTAGAACGTTACCTGACGATCCACCACCAACGTAGTAAATCTCAAACTCATCACTTGAGCGATTGTGAACTACAAAGTAATCGTCTCTACCATCTTTGAAGTGGTCGAGAATTGTTTGACGCATTTGCTTAAGAATACGTGTATCTGTAACAGCAAATTCTGCTGGTAGTCTACCAGACTTAACAACGCCATCATCACCTGCAAGACCGATCTTTGGATCACGTGATTGAAAGAAGTCTACAAGACCAATAAACGTAGACGGAAATCTTTGCCTACCCATTAATGATTGAACTGTGCCTTCTTTTACTTTAAGTGTTTTGATATAAACATCTGCAATTTCTTCTAAAATATTGGGCTTACGACCTGAACGTTTAACCGACTTATCAAAGAACGTAATAGGTGCTGTGCGGTTGTTCGTGCCTTTAATCTCAAATTGTGTGCGGCCCTTGCTAATAGTCATTACAAGGTCAGGAATCGTTGAACCTGGACGTGCGGTCTTAAAGTCTGATTCGACTTCAACACCTTTCTTAAACGCCATGTCTTTAACATATAGAGCAACCATATCTTGTGTCTTTGAACCTGCGCCGACACGGCCTTGATTCGCACCAGCGGGCTTAACGACATGTGAGATAACAACATAGCCATCTGGCTTCTGGTCATGCCCTTTCAAAGATACTGGTGCAAGAGTTGATCTGCCTTTGATATTAAACTCACCTGCACGATG